CATCTAAACGTTCTTTTAATCGGTTACGTTTAAAGTTAATAACGTAAATATAATCAGTACTCCCAGAACCTGCAGTTGTAAAACGAGTATCAGTTGGGGAAAGTAAAAGTTGTCGGTATTGTGAATAAATTGCTTTACTAGGAGAATCATTAAGTTGACCTTGAGAGTCAGACCCACTTCCTAATGCATGTCCAAATGCCAAAGAAAATTGTACTGCCGAACCTGTTTCTGTAGTAGCTTTATGATAAACATCAACATAATATCTACGTTGTGATGTAGTTTGCGTTGAACCTGTAAAAAATGTTTCTAAACTTGCTACATTGTCAGACCATAATCCTGCCGTTACAGTTTCAGTTTGATTTGAAATAACATCATTGACTGCGTCAAATTTTGTATATGTTCTGCCATTACGAGCTAATATTTGTGTCTGTTGTTGTTCTGCAACAATTTGATTAGCAAGTTGTTGAGCTAATTGTCGTACTTGTTCTGTAACTCCATTATTAGCTGTTGACAAAACTTGATTTTCTCGTATAAGTTGTTGATTTTCTCGTACAATCTGTGCCGGTATTCTAGGAACACCACCTTGTTTTGGTTGTTGTTTTAACTTTGTATAATTCATTTCTTTAACCTATTATATAGTTGCCGTAGTTGCTTTTTTAACAGTTACATTAATAGTTACACTGCCACCAGTTTCATTACCAATTACGGTAATAGTTGCTGTCTTATCTTCAATCATTTGTGTTTTAGCAACAATGCGGAATTCAAATCCAGCAACTGCAACACTTTGTGCATCTTCATTATCACCAATAAAACGAGGCGTTGTTGGAAGAGTTGAATTTTGTAATGCTCTTGTTACTTGAATATCACAAACCGTTGAATCTGACAATATTGCGGTATATCCTAGATTAGCATTTCCGCCTTGGAAGTTGCTTGTATTAGGAGCGATAACAGAACTATCTCCTGGAGCTGCTAATGTAATTGCGGTATTTCCAACAGTTACAACCGGTATATTAGTTGATTGTTTTGGCAATGTAATTAATTTGTATTTCAATGCTTGAGTTTCGTCTGGAATTGCTTCTGTTATTGGCATATTTTCTATGATAGTACCATAATAATCAGTTCCTAGTGGATGATCTGGATTCCATAATGAATAATCAATTTCATCATCCCCTAATGCAAATTGCGTAATTTGAAATGCATTTCCGCCTTTTGCAAGTAATTCTCGACCTTTTAATGTTAGAATTGCGTCGATCGTAACGCTAGAATTATCTAAGTATCCCATAATGTTTTAACCTTATTTCATATAAATATACACGTTATAAATTTTATACCAATACAAAACTTCCTTGTTCGCCATTGTTTTGATATATTAATTGATTCGGATTTGCCGTTCTCCATTCAACCACCGGTCCTCCATCTGTAGTTTGGGTTGATGCAACATTAAATCCGGGAGATGTAAGTTTTGCACCTGAATAACGCTGATTATCAATTCCTGTTGGTAAATAATCACTAAATTGTGATGCCGTATAACTTGCTGTTGAATTTAAAATTATTTTGTATTTTGTATATTCTGATTTTATACTACCAGTTATAGCAGGACATAAACCTTCACTACGCCAATACGGGGTAGATGCAGTAATATATGTACTGCCAGATCTAATTAAATACTCATATGAATATGTTGTTCCATCATATTTTTCAGCTTGAGATGCCGTTAAATACATTTGCCACTGATCATCGTCGATAGCTGATATTGATAATATATCACCATCTACTGATCCTAGATATTGCAAATAATCTCCAGATGCAGTTGGATGAGTTTCTGTAATTAATGCATAGTAAGTAGAATCAAAACGTTTTATTTGAGGAACTATTGTATCTTTGCTACGTTCTAATACATTTGGTTGTATTAATATACCAGTAAGTTTATCAACTCGAGCTGGAAGTAATTGTTCCAATTGTTTGAAAAATGACAAATCAAACAATGTAAACATTTTGATATATGCATTGATATCATTTCTGTCTGCATATTTTTTCCAATATCCTTGTGCTGCTTGAATCAATCTAGGATATGATTTTGATTCTTCTTCACCTGGATCGCCAATATATTGATCTAAATCTGTAAATCCTAGTTGTGCAATGATATCTTCATCAATCATTGTTTGTGGAGAAAAATATACTCCTAATTTTTTACTGTCTAATGGTGCTCGATCAAATTGACTACGTTCTGCTCTAGTTTTAACATCTAACGTGCCAACTAAATCATTCGATTCAATTCGTATTTTGTTGTCATCAAATGTACCAGCCCCTAATGATATAGCATCATAATAATATGTTTCTTCAATTGAATCATACGGTGTTGCTAATGACCAGCCTGCAAATGAAGCTGATAAACTAGATGATACAGGCTGAACTCCGGGTAAACTACCTGTTTGTGTGTGATTTATTTTTTGAGTAAGAGGTAATCTAAATAATAATTCATCATATGCATCTACGTTACCATTATATGCAGCTGGTGCTTTAACATGATTATTAAATGCAGAATCATTTAAGCTAGAAGACCAAAAACGTAATTCTTGTAATTGACCTACCAATCTACTACCACCGATTGCAGCCCCTAGTACTACAGAGCCCGTTAACGGTAACGTAACTCCGGGTTCAGATGCTGATACAGCTGCTACTATTTTTCCATATTTAGATTTTTTTACAATTAAATCTAAATCACTACCATTATTTCTAATTAATACCGATGCCCAATCTCCATCAAATACCGATATCGGTGCTGTTTGAACACCTCCATTAATTGAAAATACGCCTTTATCACCACTTTGAAAATCTAATATAACACGTACATCATTTGCATCAATATTAAGAACATTCATTGAATTTGGAAGAAATGGATTATCTTGTACATTATCTGTTCGGAAACGCAGTTCAACCGCATTCAATGGCAAGTTATTATAGTTTACAGTAACCGTACCAGCTGCACTTGCACTTAAATCTAATGCATAATCAAAATTCAATTTTTCATATACCGGAGCTCTTTCTAATCTAGGCCCACCATATTCATTAATTGATATCATCGATTGCGGAATACCATAACATGATAATAAGGCTTGAACACTGCGTTTAGTACCTTTAGATTTTAAAAGTAATGGCAAATTATTTACAATTCTACGCCATATGGTATATGTACGATCCTTTGCCGACATTGATGTACCATTAACGGAATTAGAACCAGTTTGTGGTGCACCTGCTTCATTAGTTCCTAAAACATAAGACCATAACTCTTCTTGCTGATTACCATCTATTAAATTCCATCCAAACTGTTTTGCTACAGAATAAAGTAATTCATTTGGCATTCCTAATTTTGGATTTTCTTCACGTGAATGAATTCTTGACATATGATTAACATAACTATAAACTATGTCATAATGATGTCCTAACATATTAACAAATGTTATTAAACCATTATTCGCCTCATCTAATCTAATATATTCTGGAACAGCTTTAATTAAAGAATTGAAATTTAAAGAATCATACAATGAAGCTGAATAAAATAAATTATTATACCAAGATGTAAATTGACTACTAGAAATTGGATATAATGTATATGGATATGTTGATGTAGATTTAGGACTCGGCGTAACATAACTGCCGGTTAAAGAATTAACATTTGCAGATTGATTAGGAATAGGATGTGTATATAAAACAGATTGTGATTCATAATATAAATATTTTTCAAAACCATCAAAACCACTTACTAACGTAGTTTTTAGATTGTTATAATCTAATGCATTAGTTGTAGCAACCGATCCGGAGATTTGAGATACTATTAAACTTTGAGATGTATAATATTCTAAAAGTTGTAATTTATATTTATAATTAATTAAACGTTCTGCAGCAGAACTATAAAATATAAAATTATTAAAATCGGAATAATTGATATTTAATTGCATTCCAGATAGACTACCAGAAAAATAATTATCTACAATTTGTTGAGACGTCTGTGTAGACG